ATAATTAATTTTGTTTTTAGTTAAATTTTCTTGATTTTATCTTTAGTTTCGAAGAATCAAGACCGCTTATAGCTTTAACTTTTAATCCACCAACAAATACGTCTCCGGTAGGCGAAGGCCTAACATCCTCGGATATGTTTTTAGACTTAGCAACAAGATCTTTAGTAGCATCGGATTTACCTTGCTCATAAAAATGTTGTGCTATTTTGTCAACGTTTTCAGCGGCATACATAGCTTTGTGATAACCTTTAACATCCTTTACATTACCTTTATCATCTAAGAACTTCTTAATTGTGTTTGTAATATTTGATTGTTTAGTTGCAACTTCATTTGGATTTTTAACTCCATATCTAAATTTCTTTTCTCCTACACTGATGTCAAAACCTTTGAAATCTTTAGAAAAATAATCTTTAGTATTAGATTTAAAATCTTCATGTTGTTGTTGAGCTGTGTTTTGCTCTTCATTGTATCGGTTAAAAAAGTCCATAGCTTTTTGTTGGTCTTGAGTAGTACCAGGTCTCAACTTGATTTCCTCGTAATATTTACTTTTTAGACCATCTAAATGCTTTCGAGCTTTAGCAACCTCTTCTTTATAAGCGAGTTTTTTCTTACGAATATCTCGCTCCTCATCCACCTCTTCATCAAATGAAAAATTATCTTCAATCATAAAGTTAATTTCACTTGAATCAAGATGCGATTTGGCTTGTTTGTAATACTCTCGTAAAAGAGTATCATTATCTACATTAGAGTAATCCGCATTTAATCTTACATAATCTTCTAATGTTCCACCTGTTTCCTTCATAAAGTCAACGACTTTTTCAATGTTATCAGGTAGTTTAGCTACTTCTCTTACCTCTTCAGGTGTAGGAGCAATAACTTTTTCTTCTATTTTTTCACCTATCTGCTGTATTTCTTCTTCAACTACTTCTTCAATAGGTTTTACTTCTTCTTCTTTAATTTCAGAAACTGGGCTGGACTCTGGTACTTGTTCGTCCACTTTAAGGCTATCTCCGGTTTGTTCTTCCACAACCACCTTCTCTGTTTTTCCGACTTGAATGGCATCTGTTTCTTCTGTTTTAGGTTTAGATAAATCGATTTTAATAATATCGTCTTTTACTAATTGTTTAGGTTTACGTTTAATTTTAAACGAACCTTCTTGTTTTACTTCTGTTGACATAATATAATAATATAAAGTTAATAAAATTGTTTGTTTAGAGTTGATCTAAACCAAAACCACTTAAACTATCTGCTCCAGTGGATTCAAAATCTGTAGGTAAAGTATCGTTCTGTCTTTGACTAATCATTTCTGATTGTTGTGTTGCTTGTATTTTAGTTCTTTTGTCTTTACGATCTTCTATAAACTGTTCTTTTTGTTTATCTCTACCTATTTGTGCTTGTGCTAATTGTAAGCTATATTGAAACTCTTCAGCCATTAATTGTTTTTTAATCATAGCTTCTTGTTCCATTCTTTGTATTTCAAACTGAGATTTAGCTTGTTCAATTTGTATTTCTGTTTGTGCTAAAGCTTGTTGTTTTTGAACTTCATTTAATGCGGCTTGTTCAGCAGCTTGTGCATTTGCTTGAGATTGAGCTTGTATTTGTGCTTGTTGAGCAGCTTGATCTTGTTTTTGTTTTTGTATTCTTCTGTACTTTAAAACTTGATTAGCAAGTGACGTATTTTTTATTTCTCTAACATCAATAGCGTCTTCTAAATATATTTGATTTTGTTGCAAAGCCATTTGAATATTTTGTTCAAGCATAGCTTTTTCTTCATCATCTGGTTCTAAATTTAAATATAAACCAAAATCATATAAATGTAAATCTTTTATTTCATCTAAAGTAGATGTATTAAATCTTCCAATACTAGATTTTAAAGCATTTGCTGTTAAAGGAAATTCTAACGCATCAGCTATTCTTAACGATATATTTTCACAAGCTCTAAGTGTTAAATATAAACTAGCATCTAATATATGTTTAGTAGCTATATTTGAAGCATTGGCAGCCATTTTTTGCAATCCGACCAACGCGTCTTTGTCTGGTAAACTGCCGTCTCGTGCTTCATTTAGTCCTGTTACGTCTCTTATCATTTGTAGATAATACTGATAAGTGTTGATCAACGACTGTATTTTTCCATTAGCACTTGATGATTGTAATTCTTGAATAGGTACTTTACCTCTATTAGGATCACCATCTTGCGTTAAGCTTCTACCAACTATACTACCAGTTTGAAAATACATGTTTAAAGCTTCTTGTGGATTGTAATTAGTACCATTACCTAAATCAACCTCAGCTAAACCATCCACGTCTACAAACACACCATCTGGAACCATACGTTGAATTACTTGTTGTAGTTTTAAAGACGTAAGCTGTATCATATCAGCAAAACTTGTACATCTGCTAACTAATGATTCTATACGACCTTGATACAAATTAGGTGCACATATAACATAATTCATATTAACCTTAGTTAAATCACTATTAGGTCTTGTCATGTTTTTAGCAAGCTTCCACTCAAGCATTTGTGGAACACCCATTACTTTAGCTCCACTAAACAATACCTCTATGCTTCTTGAAACTCTATTAAAATTATCACTTTCTGGTGGATTAAATGTATCTGGTTTTTCTAATGTTTTTTCTAACCCAGATTCTGTTTTTTTAATTTTAAAAACTTGATCAATAAATGTTTTATATTCAAAAAATAATATTTGAACTAAATCATTATCATAATTAGGGTTAGCTATATAACCATCTCGACCAGGATATTTAACCATTTGCTCCAGTTCTTTATCTGTAAGATATGGAAACTTCTTTTTAATTTCAGCTAAAGTCATAGACTTTATTTCACCTACATAATATACATCTTCAAAGTTAGGATCATTTGTGTATGAATAAACTAAATTAGCAGGATCAACATAATCAACAACAACTCCCTCAGATTTATTAAAAGTAGTTTTAACAGCACCTATACCTATTGTAACTATATCTTCAACTAATCTTTTTTTAGTTAATTGATATTTATTAAAAGCTAACACATTAGTTAAAGCTTCTTCTTGCGCTATCTCGATGCTTTGTTTATAGTTAAGCTGCATGTGAACTTCAAGCTCTTCATTGTTTTGAGGTAAACTTTCTGGATTTGATGTGCTTAATATATTTATACCTAAATCTTCTTTTAATCCTTTTCCGATGTCTTTTAACATCATGTCATTCATTAAATCTTGAGCATACTTAGTTCTTTTTTGTTGAGAAAAAGGATCTTGAGCGTATGCATTTATTTCATATTCTTTTTGTGATATACCATTTACAACTATGTCTACAAATTTAGGTATAATAGGAACTGGCTTCCAGTCTAAATTTAAATAAGACAAATCACCATTAATAGATAATTCATCTTTATATTTTCTTACGCTTTGTTCTCCTCTAGCATATAATCTTAGGTTATGAAAATTTTGATAACCTGTATTCCATCTACTACCGTTTACTCTACCTCCTCTAAACCATTCATATTCAATAGCTTGCCCAACTAATAATCCATATTCTAACGTTTTCTTTTCCTGTTCAGATACCATCTGATCTGGAAACGCACTATTAATACCAGTGTTTAATTTCATCTATTAATTATTTTTGATTCATTGCCTCTATTGTCATATTTAGAAAAGTTTAAATTGACAGGTTGTTTTATTATTTCAGCAACGGGTCTATATTTATTTTTATTACAAGCCATTATAGCTAAGCCAGAACTTATTGATGCATCATGCCTTGTTCTATCATTTATGTTAAAAGCAGCCCAGTCTTCTAACGTACGCTGAAAATACATTGTTCCATATTGTTCATTATTGTAACCTACAAAACTTTCAATATAAGCTTCTATTGCAGCGGCATGAGCTTGTTTAACATCTTCACTAGAATTAGGTATACCACCTATTTCTTTTTCTGTAACAGATAATTTATGCATTGTTTTATCTGGTCTATTCATAGAGTAACCTCTGTAACCTCTTCTTTTAAAATGATATAACAATCTTGGCTTATTGTTTTCTGCGAGTATAGGCATACCATAAAATATACAAGCCATGAGTACATCTTCAAAAAATATTTCTGCAGTTTGAGGTCTAGCTATATATTCTAAAAAAAATAAATTAGGAGGCGCATCTTCCATGCTAAACTTAGTTAAACCGTGTAAAGATCCTTTTGATCCTCTACCATCTACTGTTCCTGATATATCATAGCTATCACATCCAAAAGCTCCCATATGATCATTGCCAGGATATTTTCTATTATTTTTAACAAGTATTCTATTTTGTTGGTTTATATTTGGTATCCATGAAACAAGAAATCTACCTTGTTTACTTGGTACAAACATAACTGTTGTATCTTGTATTCCTTCTTGCCATTGAAAACTACCTTGAGTAACAACACCTGAATACTTTAAATCTTCATTATAATCAATTTGTTCGTAAATCTTAGTTAAATTAAATAAAGATTGCTTTGTCTCATCTCTGAACGCATGTTTTTCTGTGCGAGGAAATTGTCTATATAATTCATTAAGTGCATCAGGATCATTCTTAAGGCCATCTACTTCGTTCTCCCAGTGTTCAATGACGCCAATTTCAATCTTTTGGCCATCGATGCCATCAACTTCGGATT